GAGTTACAAAACTTTGAGCCTGACATTAAAGGTGGGTACAGACGTATTAATGGATACGTAAAATGGAATACTAATATTGTTCCACAATCTGCTACTGACACTGAAAAAGTCCTTATGTCAGTTTTTCATAAAGATGAGATTATAGCTGCTAGAGGGACTAAAGTATATAGAGCATCTAATGGTAGCAGTAATACTAATGGTGCTACTACTAACTCCGCTACAAGTATTACAGTAAATAGTACTGCAGGGTTTAGTGCTACTGGTACTATTTTAATTGGGTCAGAACAAGTTACTTACACTAGTATTGACTCCGTTACTTTTATTGGTTGCACTCGTGGTGCCAATAGTACAAGCGCAGCAGCACATGCAGATGATGCGGTAGTAACGCAGTACTGGACTGAAATTGATACAGGACGTACAGGTGCAAAAAAGTATTCTCATTTTAGGTACAATTTAGATGGTAATCCTACTGTTGTTTTTGCTGACGGGGCTAATCATGCATCTTTATTTACATCAGGAAACTCCGTAACAGATATTAATACTACTAATGCTCCAGCAGATCCTCAGTTTGTTACAGGATTTAAGAATGCTTTATTCTTTGCCGGCATGACATCTAATCCTCAAGAGTTAGTATTTAGTGCACCTTATGGTCCTACTGATTTTACACCTGCTAATGGTGCGGGGTCTATACGAGTAGACAGCCCTATTACTGGTATATTTCCTTTTCGTGATTCTTTATTTATTTTTTGTGAAGAACGTATTTTTAGACTTGATGGTAATACTGTAGCAGACTTTCAGCTACAGCCCGTATCAAGAAACATTGGTTGTATGAATGGTTTTACTATACAAGAATTTGCAGGTGATATTGTATTCTTAGGTAGAGATGGTTTAAGAACTGTTGCAGGAACTGAACGTATTGGTGACGTTGAACTTGGATCAATTAGTACTGCTGTTCATCAACTGTTTAATGTCTATTCTGATATTTCTGAATTTGATTCAGTTATTGTTCCAGATAAAACTCAATATAGAATATTCTTTTGCGATACGTCTGGTAACGATGCAAGAACTAAAGATCGTACTAAAGGTGTAATCTGCCATAGAACTGCAGAGGGTTATGAGTTTGCTGAAACTTTAGGTATTCAACCTTCTTGCACAGATCACATAAATGAAGATGGTGTTGTATATGTAATACATGGTGGTTATGATGGTTATGTGTATCAACAAGAACAAGGTAATACTTTTGATGGCACCACTATTATTGGTAGATACAGATCCCCAGATATTACTATGGGTGACGCAGGTCTAAGAAAACAATTTCAACGTACAGTAATTAACTACGCACCTGAAGGTAATGTAAACTCGGATTTATTTGTAAGGTACGACTATGAAGACCCTAATTCTGCAAGACCTGCAGCTTATCCTTTTGATTCAAGTAAAGTTGTGGCTTTGTATGGTACAGGCGAGTATGGAACAGTTACATACGGAGGTCAATCAAACCCATTGATTAGACAACCAATAGAAGGTTCAGGTTTTGCAATAGCATTGCGTGTTGTGGATAATGGTGTATCAGTACCTTATTCACTTAAAGGCTTTCAGTTAGAATTTAAAGCAGCCGCTAGGAGATAGAATATGGCAGGTTACGCACGGCAGAGTACGTATACAGACGGTGACATTATTCAGGCATCAGACTCCAATGATGAGTTCGATCAGCTTGTTGCTGCATTTAACGCACTTACTGGACACAAACATGATGGTACTGCAGCAGAAGGTCCGATTATTGGCTTCTTAGGTGATCCTGGTGTAGGTACAGCCCTAAACAAAATTGAAGTAGATGCTACCAATAGTAGGATTAAATTTTCTATTAATGTTTCTACTGTATCTACAAACAAAATCTTTTTTCAATCAGAAGGTATTATCCCTGCAACGAACAATGATATTGATTTAGGTAGCAGTTCTCTGAAGTTTAAAGATGGTTACTTTGCAGGTAATCTTGATGTAGCTGGTAACATTACTCTTGGTGGTAACATTACATTAGGTGATGCAGATACAGATGGCATTACACTAAACTCTGAGATTGCTTCTCATGTAATTCCTGATGCAGATAATACTTACGACTTAGGTGAGGTAGGTAAAGAGTGGCGTAATCTTTATATTGATGGCACTGCTAATATTGATTCTTTAGTAGCTGACACCGCAGATATTAATGCAGGTACAATTGATAATACAGTTATTGGTGCTACAACAGCAGTTGCTGGTAGCTTCAGCACTCTTTCTGCTTCTTCTAATGCCACTGTTACAGGAAATATTACTTCGGGTGGAACACTAGGTGTAACTGGCAATACTACTTTAAGTTCTGGTCTTTCAGTTGCAGGGACTGCATCTTTATCTTCTACACTCTCTGTAGGAGGTAACACTAGTATTATTGGTACTTTAGATACTATTGGTAACACTACACTATCAGGCAATCTGACTGTCCAAGGTAATACAAGTATTGGAAATACTATTTCTGATACTATTGCTATTACTGCATCTGTAGCCTCAGACTTTATACCTGACACCGATGATACTTATGACTTAGGTGCAAGTGGTTTTGAGTGGCGAAATCTCTATGTCAATGGTGCTGCTAATATTGACTCTCTGGTAGCTGATACTGCAAACATTGACGGTGGTACACTTGATGGTGTAGTTATTGGGGATTCTAGTGCTGCAGCAGCAAGTGTTACTACATTAGCTGCTTCTAGTAATGCTACAGTTGGCGGGACACTAGGGGTTACAGGTAATACTACACTTACTGCAGACTTAACAGTAAATGGTAATACTACTATTGGAAATGCAAATACAGATACGGTAACAATTACTGCAGATGTTGCATCAAACATTATCCCTTCAGCAGACAGTACTCACGACTTAGGTGATAGCTCTAATTACTGGGCTAACGCTTATATTGATGCTATTAGTACTACAGGTAATGTAACCATTGGTGGTGACTTAACTGTAACTGGTAGTTTATCAGCAGGTGATACTAATATTACTGACGTTGGTAACATTGCCCTAGACAGCATTAGTGCTGATAATAATACTATTGCAATTAATCTAACAGCTGATCAATCTTCTGCATTAGATATTACTGAGTCTGCAAACTCTTACCTTAAATTTGTTACTACAAACTCCGGAGAAAAAATTACTCTTGGTAAAAAACTAGAGGCTGGTTCTGTAGAGATTGAAGGTAGTAACTTTGACATTAACGGCGGTACAGTAGACGGTGTAACTATCGGTGGCTCTAGTGCAGGTGATATTACTTTTGCTAATCTGTCAGATGGTACAATTACTGTCACAGCATTTGCTGATGAAGATAATATGTCTTCTAACTCTGCTACTCTTATTCCCACACAGCAATCAGTTAAAGCTTACGTAGATGCACAACTAACTGCACAAGACCTTGACTTCCAAGGTGATAGTGGTGGTGCATTAAGTATTGATTTAGATAGTGAAACCTTGACAATTGCAGGTGGAACTGGTATAACTACCACTGGTTCTGGTAATACAGTAACAGCAGCTATTGACGCTACCGTGGCTACACTTACTGGCACTCAGACTATTACAAACAAAACTATTGATGTAGATAATAATACTGTATCTAATATTGAAGTAGATAACTTTAAAGCTTCTGCTATTGTAACTGAGTCAGAAGGCATTGGTTCAAGTGACAATGACACTTCATTACCTACCAGTGCTGCAGTAAAAGATTATGTAGATGCAGCAATTACTGCAGAAGATCTTGACATCACCACAGATTCTGGTACAATAGCTATTGATTTAGATAGCGAGACACTTACTGTAGCTGGTGGTACAGGTCTAGCTTCAAGTGCTACAAGTAACACAGTAACTCTAGCAATTGATAATACAGTAACTACACTTACTGGAACTCAAACGCTAACCAATAAGACTTTGACATCACCTACAATAAACGGTGGTTCTCTTAATAGTGCTGTAACTGGTGTAACACAAAGCTCTGGTACTAACAACACTACAATCGCTACTACAGCTTTTGCAACTACGGTAGCTGTAGACGAAGCGACAGCATTAGCCATCGCATTAGGATAGGAAAAGAAAATGGCAAATACATTTAAGGTCATAACTAAAGCAGGGGTTACATCAGAAGATGTTATCTATACTGTTGCAAGTTCTACCACTGCAGTAATCCTTGGGTTAGTTTTAGGCAATACTACAGGCTCACAGATTACTGGTACAGTTACACTATCAAGTGATACAGCTAACAGGTCAGGTGCTAACGATGAAGCAAACCAAGATGTAGAACTTGTAACTAACGCAGCTATACCTGCTGGATCATCACTCTCTGTATTAGATGGTAAGGTGGTTATGGAAGCAACAGACGTAATTAAAGTTACAGCATCTGGTGCAACAGATATTGTAATCAGTGTAATGGAGCAAACCTAATGGCAGG